TACAGAAACAACCGCAGTTGTTCCAGCCGTTACTAAAATTTCGTTCTCCGGGACAGGCATTTTAAAATCTGTAAACGGTATGTCTACTTTTCTTAATCCTGCCTCAGGTTCATCTTTTGCCTCTGCCTGTACTCCCTCAGGAGCTTCTAAATCGCTAGGCGGTACCACCATAGGAATATATGATGGTACATCTGCTGTAGGTAGAGGTATAGATATTGTTTCTATTTTTTGTATTGGTGGTATTACTATAGTAGGTATTACCACTTGTTGCGTGGACATTTCATATCTCTAAATAAACTTTTTAGATAAATATTACAGCCACATATATTGCACAAACGTAAATGTTTATTGTAATCAGAACATAAAGAACAAATCTTTATCTTCTCATGCCTCATCATATTTCAAACCAGTCTTCAGAATTAAATAATTCTTGACTTGCAGTTTTCCATTGTGCCCAAGTAATAAGAGTGTCACTTTTTGGAAACTTTGCTTTTACTAATGCAATGTTGCTATCTATACCTTTTTGGTTTGTATCATCACCATTTCTTGCGTCAGATGCAGCTTCTAATTGAATAGTTACATCTGGATAGCATTCTAATCTAGCTGTTCTGTAATCGTAAATAGGTGTGCCATCAGTAGGGTCTTCTGGAATTTCTCCAACAGTACCTTCATCTCCAACTTTTATTGGTAAATCATCTGTGCTTACACCTGTTTTTGGTTGAAACGCTTGTATGTTTAATAGATAATCTCTAAGAATCATATTTTTAGCAGTTGGGATTTGTGCCCAACTACCATCTTCGTATTCGACTTTGATTTTAAATGAATCAGCGTCTGTAATTTTGTATTTCATAATTAATTTCCGGCTACTGAGCCTGAGTTATGGAATGTCATGTAATGACGATTTTGTATGTAATATCCGCCAGAGCCTCCGCCAGAACCTGATGCACCACCAGAACCACCAGAACCTGAACTACCGCCAGAACCACTGCCATTGTTTCCGTTAGCACCTGAACTACCTGTAGCTCCTGTGTTTCCTGTAGCTCCACTAGCACCTGTAGACCCGGCATTACCCCATGAACCACCAGCTCCGCCGGTACCTCCAGTTCCACCTTGTCCTCCAGTTCCACCAGTTCCACCTTGTCCAGAACTATTACCGGGAGCAGCCCCTGAGTTTCCTCCTGAACCAGCAGAACCTGATGCTCCGCTAGAACCTGATGCAGCAGACTGACCATAACCTTGTCCTCTACCGCCAGCTCCACCGGCTCCTCCAGAACCTCCAGAACCTCCAGAGCCTCCAGAACCACCAGTTTGTGTTAAGTGGTAATAGCAATCTCCGTATGTTTGTCCTCTTAACGAGTTTCTAGATTTAACAGTTTTATAGAAACTAGCGTAACCCCAAGCATGTGAGCCAAAATACATTGTACACATTTGAGCTCCAGTTGGAGTTGGTCCATATCTACTTCCTGAGTACTCCCTTCGATAAGAACCGGCAAATGCTTGATAGTAACCGCTACCACCTTGTCCACCAGTTCCACCTTGTCCGCCAGTACCACCAGTACCGCCTTGACCACCTCCGCCTCCGCCAGCATAAACTTGACCGCCAGAGTTGTTGTAGAAAGTGATATTACCGTTTTGATCTGATCTTACGGCTGGACCACCGGAACCACTGTTAGCACTACCGCCAGTACCTTGGATACTTCCTGTATTTTGTACAATTAATGTACCTCCCATTGACCCTTCAATAGTCATGGCAGGGTTTCCATTACTACTACCTACAGTTACACCACTATTAATGATAAGTCTTTTAGGTACAGCAGTTTGCCAATTAGAACCATACGCGGAACTAAGCTGGAAGTTAGTTGTGTTACTAGAGATTGTGTATTGTATCTCATTAACAGCACCATAAAAATTACCAATACTAATAGTTCCTGAAGTAGGAACGTTTGTATTGTTAGCTGGTACGGCACCGCCATTTCTATAGTATTCTGATAACGAATGGGGGACTGACCCACCAAATTCATCAACAATCTCAGTCATGCTGAGACTGCCGGAATCTTTGATAGCCATTACTTACCTCCTTTCAATTCGTCTACTTCTGCTTTAAGTTCGTTTATTGCGTTTATAAGTACGCCTACTATTTTTCCGTAGTCAACTGATTTTATTTCTTCTATTTCTTGTGTAACAGGGTTTACATCTTGATTAGTTAAAACTAATTCTGGTAATACCTCTTCTACTTCTTGTGCAATAACACCAATACCAGCAGAACCATCTTCAATCCACTTATAACTAACACCACGTAACTTACCGCAGATACCAAGAGCATCGTTGATAGTAGAAATGTCAGTCTTAAGTCTTGCGTCAGAGTAAGCTGTTACGTTACCTTGAGCAACAAAGTTACCACTTGTATCAAGGCTTGCTATGTTACTACCTGATGGGTTTCTAAAAATATGACCACTTGAACCACCTTGTATATATAAATAATTGGAATGATGTTGAAGTTTTGCTCCGTAATCTCCTGTCCAGTTAGAACCATCTGATTGCAATCTTATATCACTACCATTATTAATCATTACAGCACCACCACCACCATTAAATGTGATGTCTCCAGAAGCTGTATCAGCAGTATCTGATCTTATGAAACTAGAAGCATGTAAACCATCAACTTGGTCAGCATTAATGTTTAATCCATCAATATCTGATTTAGTCTGGTCAGCAGTGGCTCCAGATTCAATACCGTTTAATTTGCTATGATCTGCATCAGTAAACACGTTACTGTCAGATGCTGATTCTACAAGTGTACGAATCTCAGCAGCAGTCTGATCTCCAGTAGAACCAGATTCAATACCATCTAATTTAGTACCGTCAGCAGCTACGTCTCTACCGTCAACTGTACCTGATACTGAGATGTTTCCTGTAACATCAAGACCGTTATTAACATCTAAATGGTTAAGTACATCAACATGACCATCAGAATTTATCTGTACTCTATTTGCTCCGTTAGTTTGGTCAAAGACTTGGAACATTCCTCCGTCTTGTATAAACGCAAGGTCTGGGTTGTCGCTTGAATCATAGAAGTTAAGTCTAGGTCGAGTACCACCAAGAGTTACATCACCACTAATGTTAGCATTTCCAGTTGTAGTTATATTTTGTGACCCAAAGTCAGGAGATATCTTAGTTCCAGCTATTGCAGCAGATGATGTCACGTCTGCGTTTACTATTGTTAAGTTTCCAGAAACGTTTGAATCTGTAACCTTTACGTCTGAAGGTAAAGTACCACCAGCAATCTTACCTACTGCTATAGAATCTGTACCTAGTTGTCCTGCTATTGAAGCTGAAGATACGTTTGACATATCTTCTCTTGCTAGTGGTCTACCACCAGCTTGACTACCGTCATGTACGACAGCAGTGTCTTTTGTTGTGTCTATTGTAACTTCGCCTTCGGCACCTGTAAATGATGCGTGAGCAGAAGTCGAGCCACGTCTTAATTTTAATAATTTTGCCATTTAAAGTGTACCGAAATCGAGAGTTAAATTAGTAGGGTCGCTTATAGTTGTTGCTGTAAGAGTTCCTGATGTAAGAGTTCCTGTTACTGTTGCGCCTGTAGACGTAACTTCTAGTTTAGTGTTACCTTGATCTTGTAGTTTAATATTTCCTGTACCAGATGCGTTAATTATAGAATCCGCAGTGTTGTGAAATATTTGTAAATCTGAGTCTGCACCAAACTTAACTTTAATATTATCTTCGTATCTGTTATCTCCAGTAAAGACACTTCCAGATACTTGTGATAAAGCTCCAGTAGCTGTAACACCACCTTGCCATTGTGTACCATTCCAAATTCTTAATTCATTAGCTGAACTGTTGAAATATAAATCTCCAACAGCTAATGCGTTACCACTACCATCCGTAGTTGGAGCAGTAGAAGCTATTTGGTATTGGTCTGCAAAGTTGTTTACGTCAGATATACTACCAGCAACAGTGTTAATGTTTGTTGCATTAGAAACGACACTATTAATATTGGATGCGTTAGAAACCGCAGCGTTAATGTTAGAAGCATTTGAAACCGCACTATTTATGTTACTTGAGTTAGTAGCTACAGCAGTAATGTTAGAGTTGTTTCCAGCTACTGCATCTATATTTGTCTTATTAGCGTTAACTGCATTTATATTTGTAGCGTTGTTCTTAACTGCATTTATGTTAGTTGCGTTGTTTGCAACTGCTGTAATATTAGTGTTGTTTCCAGCCACTGCCGAAATGTCGGAAGCGTTGGATACAGCAGCATTAATATTTGATGCGTTGCTAACAGCAGCATTAATATTAGAAGCGTTAGCTTGTACGGCGTTAATGTTTGATTCATTTGCTTGTACTGCGGTTATGTTAGAGTTGTTATCAGCAACAGCAATAATTTTAACTACATTATCTGATACTGTTTTTATTGGGTCATCTTTAACAGTTATGGTGTTACCCATACCGCTATGGTTTGTACAATAATACTGGAAGTTGGTTGGTTGAGTTTCAGGAATCTTAATAGATATCTTTGCTCCAGCAGTACCTTGTGTACCAGTAACAACTACGTTAGTTGAATATTGAGAACTATTAGCATAGAAGCGTAATGGATGAGAACCATTAGAACTATCGCTAATATCAAATGTATATGTCCAGCCTTTGTATAATGTCAAAGCAGGAGCGTGCATACCATCAATTACAAATTTACCGTTAGCAACCGTAACAGTTAATGTTATTTCATCTTCTAGTGCATCTGCAACTATATCTAATGAACCATTAGAAGTTCCTGTAGTAACAGCGTCAGTAATTAATCCGAGGTCTTCTTCATAAGTAATCGCACCTGAGACAATAGCAATATCGTTAAGAACACTCTGTGCAGGGGTGATGATAGCCCAATTAGACCCGTCCCATACCCGTAAATTGCCATTGGAATTATCAAACCATAAATCACCGCTTTGTAAACTTGTTCCATCTACTCTCTGTGAAGGGGGGTTAGCAGCTATTTGATATAGATCTGCAAAGTTATTTATATCTACAACGTTTACACCGGCTGCTACAACTGCCTGAATATTTTGTGCAACAGTATTAACCTGAGTAGCTATAGGTACTAATCTGTGAAATGTATATTCATCTAGAGTTGATGTGGACTCAACTAATAAACCAAATCCACTAGGTAAATCTATAGGAACGCCAGTAATAGTTACTTTTCTATTTCCGGGAGCAACTGTTCCGTTAGTAATTTCTACAGTAGTTCCAGTACGTGTATATCCAGTAGTCAAAGCACCAATACTTAATATTGCTGACTGACCTGTAGCTCCTTGTGGGTTTGTGTTAGGAAAGTTTTTCTCGTCTGCAATAACTGTAAAACCACCAACCTCGTCAACAAGGTCAATAATTCTTGCGTTGATAGCAGCAGTAGTAGCTACAAATGCGTCTGAGTTAGACCATGTAACTCCACTAGCAATAGTTTCTGAAGAATCCTGTCTAAGGAATTTAGCTTCAGCTTCTGTTTCTGTGTAGTATCTACCGTCTAAAGCTCCATTTGTAAGCTCAGTTTCTGTAAAATATCTGTTGTCTAACTGACCAGCATCTAGCTCAGTCTCTGTGTAGTATCTGCCGTCAGCAGCACCACCAGTTATTTCAGATTCTGTAAAGTACCTTGTATCAAGTGAACCACCAAGTAATTCTGCTTCGGTATAATATCTACCATCAAGTGCACCATTAGTTAATTCAGATTCTGTAAAATAAAGATTATTTAATTGACCACCATCTAACTGACTTTTTGTGTAGTATCTAGGGTCAAGTACACCAGCATCTAGTTCTGATTCTTTATAATATCTATTATCTAGTTGTCCAGCATCTAGCTCGTTTTCTGTATAATACCTATTATCTAACTGACCAGCGTCTAGCTCTGTCTCTGTGTAATATCTATTATCTAATGTACCTAATTCAATATCTTCTTCTTTAATACTTCTGTTAACTACGTTGTCTCCAGAAACAGTTATGTCTGTAGGTAGTGGACCTCCACCTAATTTAGTAAGTGCTACAGAATCATTAAGAAGTTTAGAACCTTGTATATTTGCACTTGGACTTACGTCCTCATCTTTTATAGTCCCATCAACTATGTTGTCAGTGTTGACAGTGATTCCTGTTGGCAGTGCACCAGTACCAAGTTTGGTAAGTCCTATAGCTGCACTTGCATTAATATCTGCATCAACAATAGTTCCATCTTTAATTTTGTCAGATGTTACCTGTCCATCTCTAAGGTCAGGTGTAACTACTTCGTTTCTACTTTCTTGTATACCATGTCTAACTAAAGTTTCCAAGGCATTTAAGTCAGCAGCTTTGATAGATGAACCGGGAGTAAAAGTTACTGTAGGTGAACTTACATCTGTTTCACTATATATGTGTAGACTTTTGCCGTTCTGGTTATCACCAAAGGTAATGGTTGTGCTGTTAGCAGCTATTTTATATTGTCCTGTTGTTGGAGTTCCTGTAGTACCTATAAAGGTTAAAGGATTACCCCCGTCAACTCTGACTTTAATGTCAGATTCATTTATGTATTGAGTTGTAAAACCGATAGTAGTACCGGTTCCTGTTAAAAATTCTTCAGTTTTTGTCGCCATTTATCTAAGGGATAATTTGACGGGTGGATTATTTAGGCATCTCCAAGATTTTGTCTATCGTGCCTTTGTTTGCATCTCTATTTTTTAATTTTTGATTTCTTTCTTCAATAAGTAGTTTTTGGACGTCGTTATCTTTTTTAATGCTTGCCCAAGCTCGTTTCTTAGCCTTGTCAAATTCTTTTGCGATTCGTTTGTAGTGGGGGAATGATTTAGGTTCAACATCTGCTAATCCATTTTTACGATGCCATTGCATTTCTGCAAGGGATGTTTGCATGTTTTCTGACTGAGCCAGTTTATCAAACGTAGCTAGTAAGTTTTGTTCGCCTATAGCTTTTTGGAACATTGATCTAACCTTTGGACTGTCAGATAAATCTGTACCATCTGGAGCGGTATATGTAGAAGTTCTCATATCATAACCACTATCAAATAGAAACTCTCTACCGGGAGAATAATCTAAATTAAAATTAACAGGAGAAAACGCATTAAACATACGAGTTATAAAGTCGTGATCTTTAATAGGTCTACCAGTTAATATATCATACTTAATAGGTAGTGGGTCTGCTGCAATATTTTCAGTTATTAAGTTTCTGTTTCTTATAGAACTCTGTATATCAGAACCTAGCTCTCTTGTGTATGGTGTTAGTACTTTACCTATCTCATTTCTAAGACCAGATAAAGGTACTGTGTTATTAGCTAAAGAAGCAATAATTCTATTAGACTGTCCGGGTTGACCAGAAAACAAATCAACAAATGATTGCATACCAGCTAGATAAGACTTACTTGTAACTGTACTTCCCATTGCCATAGCTAGTTTTAATAATCTATCTT